AGCTTGCAGTCGATGAAGTGGGAGAACGTGAGTGTCGCCGAGAGCTGGAATACTTTATCTTCTACACTTATCTGGAATAACGCGACAGTAGTCGCATAAAGGAGCAATAATGGCCACTAGTCCTCTGTTCGGCTGGGAAGAACCCGACGACGTAGATTTAGTTAAAGACGGCGCGGCTGCGATCCGTACACTGGGCAACGCTATCGACACGTCGATGGGCGATCTTCTGGGCGGCACTACTGGACAGATCCTGTCTAAGAACTCTAATACGAACATGGATTTCACATGGGTAGCTCCTACGACTGGAGACATCACTGGAGTAACGGCTGGGACTGGAATCACCGGCGGCGGAACTTCTGGCGACGTTACAGTCTCATTCGATCAAGCTAACTTCGGCGGCGGACAATACGCAGCGGGTAAGAACCACATCATTAACGGAGATTTTGGAATCTGGCAACGTGGCACAAGCATTTCATTAACGAATAACACGACGGCGTACACTTGCGATCGTTTCTACATTTACACAAGTTTCAGCGCGGGATCTTCTACTGTTTCGCGTCAAACATTTACGCCCGGAGCTGCTCCAGTTTCAGGTTACGAAGGAAAATACTTCGCAAGATTTACAGCTGGATCGACCGCTACTTATTTCGAGTTCGGACAGAGAATGGAAGACGTACAGACTCTCGCTGGACAAACGGCGACAGTTTCATTTTGGGCTAAAGCAAGCGCAACGACAAGCGTCTCAGGAACTCTCGTTCAGAACTTCGGTTCTGGCGGATCCAGTCCTGTTTCTATAGGAGCGGGATCTTATTCATTTACGACATCTTGGCAGCGTTTCACAACTACCGTAAACGTCACATCAATTTCGGGAAAGACTCTCGGATCTTCTTCATTCTTATCGTTTATTTTTGCGGGCAATAGTTTAACTGGATCTCAGACGATCGACTTCTGGGGCGTACAGATCGAAGCGGGATCTACGGCTACTCCGTTCCAAACTGCAACAGGAACAATCCAAGGAGAATTAGCCGCTTGCCAGAGGTACTACTGGCGTAATAGTCCAGGTATTGCTTATGGTTATTTCAGCACAGGAAATCCTTCCAATAGCACAACACTAGTAAGAGCAGTTATTCAGCACCCAGTATTAATGCGAACAACGCCTACTAGTGTGGATTATTCGTCTAATCTAGGAGTACAAGACGGCTCTACTATTTATTCAGTCAGCGCAATTTCATTAAATACTGATGGAACAAATAATTTTACTTCAGTTATTAATGCGACTTCTAGCGGTTTGACTGCACAAAGAGCCTATGTACTTTTATCCAACAACAGTACATCCACTTACATCGGAATAAATGCGGAGTTATGATGACAAACATTACAGAAATTGAAATTGAAGGCTTTAATGGACAGATGCAAACTCACATCATTATTGACCACGGCAACAATCAATTTACCTCAATGCTGAAATCAACCTATGAGGCGCAACAAGCGGAACAATCCACACCGAACCTAGCTGGTGGCGAATGACTTATCCAATCGGAACAGCTGCGGCAGTCGTCGAGGTAGCTCTGGCCGAAGTCGGTACAGTCGAAGAAGGCGATAACCTAACTAAATACGGAAAGTTCACTAAGGCGGACGGCTTACCTTGGTGCGGATCTTTCGTGAACTGGTGTTTCCACACTGCGGGCGTAAAGCTTCCATCGATGGTCTCAACAGCTGCGGGAGCGCATAAGCTTAAAGAAGTAAGTCGCTGGGTAGATTCAGAGCCTAAGATCGGCGATCTTGCATTTATGGATTTTCCACATGATGGCGTCGATCGTATCTCGCACATCGGAATCGTCGTAGGAGTTAAGCCTAAGTCAGTAATTACCATCGAGGGAAACACTTCGGGATCAGGCGATCAGCGTAACGGCGGAATGGTCATGATTAAGGAGCGCGCATTCGGGAGCGGTAAAGAGATCGTAGGTTTCGGACGTCCTAAGTTCGTGGCCTATGCTGGCGATTATCCAGTCGTCGAAGTACCTACCGACTCGGCAACGAAGCCGAAGACCAAGGAGAAAACTAATGGAAAACTTAAAGGCATTAGCCGCAAGCTGGGCGCGTAGCTTCCTCGCTGCGTCTATAGCTGTTTACATGGCGGGAGTGACAGATCCTAAAGCGATTCTTACAGCTGGCGCGGCCGCTGTTCTACCTGTCGTTCTACGCTGGCTTAATCCTAAAGATTCAGCTTTCGGGTTATCGGGGAAGTGACTCGGAAACCTCTCGCGGTAGGTCTGGCCTTAGTCCTTTCGGTCAGCCTTACCGCTTGCGGTTATCAGGGCTGGATTCGCTATGAGTGCCAAGAGTTCGAGAACTGGGAAAAGCCAGAATGCAAGCCGCCGCAGTGCGTCCCTACTGGAACTTGCACTAGAGACATCATTGGAGAAGAAGCTCCATAGACCAGCAAGGCGTCGGAGTCCAGAGGACGTTCACGCGACTTTAATTCTTATCATCGGAGCAACGTTAGCCGCTGTCTTCTTGATCGTAACCCTTGGAATTACTTACGCGCTTATCTTCGTTACACAGCCAATCGGAGCGCAAGCTCCTAACGACGCAGCTTTCATTGATCTACTAAAGACTCTTTCGATCTTCCTAACTGGATCTCTGGGCGGAGTGCTTGCGGGGAACGGACTAAAGTCCAAGCCGAAAACACCAATCGACACGCCGACACCCACGCGGGAATCTTGACCTAACGGCGTTCTTACTTCACTCTTTACTCAGGGAGCGCGAACGTCGCTCCCAGTATCGGGAGCAATCATGAACGAATTAGGAATCGTCGTAGCTATGTCTATAGCTGCGATCTTATGGGCAGCGATGAGCTATTCAGTGGGCTATCGCGAAGGTCAGCGAGAAGGCTTTAAGCGCGGTCGCGCTGTTTCACGTCACGCAGCTAAGGAAGTGCGCTAATGAGCTTCCTAGACAATTACGAAGACGTCGCCGCCAGAATTGCGAGACTCTGGGCTACAAACCCTACAGCTAGAGTCCAGACGAACATCGTGGACTTCAACGCCGAGAAGGGTTACGTCCTTATCCAAGCCCAGATCTTCCGCGAATACGAAGATCTCTATCCCTCAGCTACAGATTACGCATTCGGTAACGTGGCGACTTATAACGTCAACATGAAGAAGTTCTTCGTAGAAGATACGGTCACGAGCGCAATAGGACGCGCCATCGGATTATTACTGGGAGCAGACAAGCGTCCGACTCGTCAGGACATGGAGAAAGTCGAGACAGTAAGCGCGAAGGTAGCCAATTCAACGGCCGACGATTACGATCCTTGGACTAAGAAGTTCGGCGACGTTCCAAGCTATAAAACAGCCGAAGAAGCAGAACAGAGCGGCATTCCCAGCCTTGGATCGTCGATGGACGAGATTAAGAAGCAGCTTGGCGGAGAACTAGTGGCAGAAGCTCCACAGTGCAGCCATGGACATCGAATCTGGAAGCAAGCCCACGAAGGCGCGCCTAAGAACTGGGGCGGCTACTTCTGCACAGAACGCACTAAAGCGACGCAGTGCGCTCCTAACTGGTACGTCTTAGCCAGCGATGGTAAGTGGAAGCCACAGGTCTAAAGATGAGCGATTACATGGAGATTCTTTATCCTCAATCCATGACAGCCAAGCTTCTCCAGAATGGCGAAGTAATAGCCGAATACAAGATCGAACAGTGCGACAGCTGCGAGAAGCTCGTAAAGCTTGACAAGTTCGGCTATACCAAGGGACAAGGCCGAGAGAAGTTAATCTGGCTCTGTGGGTTATGTCGATGAAGGTAAAGCCCACGATCGAGGATAAAGTCTTAGCTCACACAGTAGCTCTAGAACGAATCGCTCAGATCTACGGACAGCCAGACCATTCCAGTCGCTACGACCGTTCTCTAGGCTTTCACGATTACGTCGCCCAAGTAGCCGAGTCAATAGTCGCCGAGATTCTGGTCGCTAGATTCTTAGGGTTCGTGGATTTCGATCCACGAGCTTCTAAGTTCAAGCAGACGGCAGACGTGGGATCTAACATCGAAGTCAGATGGACGCGCTACGACGCTGGACAGCTCATCGTCTACGAGAATGATCGAGTAACAGACGTAGCGATTCTCGTTACTGGATCAGAGAATTACAGACTAGCGGGCTGGATTCCAGTAGCCATGGCTAAGAAGCCAAGATACAAACACGCCAAACAGCCGACATGGTGGGTCACACAGCAGAACTTACAGCCCATCGAGAATCTAAAAGGATCTAACTATGGACAAGCTTCGCTATAAGTGCCGAGTCTGCAAGAAGGAGACAGAGCAGCTCATTCGTGTAATTACAGATAATCTCCCGCCTAACATTAAGACGATCCAATGCTGTGTCTGCTCGACTATGACAGTGGCCAGAATAGGAGAAGAAGATGGCGACTTATGAGTTCCGCTGTGAAGTCTGTTCTAAGCAGATAGAAGTCCAGCGATCCATCGAGGACAAGCTGGCTAGAGATCCTTACTGTGAGAGCTGCACTGTTCCCATGAAGCGCGTTTACTCATTAGGTGGGATCGTGTTTCGCGGTAATGGCTGGGGCGGTAAGCCATGAAGTTATCCACAGACTTAATCCACAGCCTGTTGAACACGCCCAAGAGGACGCTCATTACGCTGTTAAACTTGACAGGCGCGCTACGCTGTTATCGCTTGAAGCGAGCCGCTATCGCGGTTAGCTCGCAAGGGCGAAAGCAGCTAATGGGCGCGGTCTATGTCCTAGCGGCCATCACTTCAATAACAAGCATTCCAAACGCAACAGCTAAGAACTATTCTGTAGATCATCTAAAGCTCTACGCACATAGTCGAAT